CAGAGGGCTTGTAAGAACAGCTTAAAGTCCTCTTGGAGGACGGTTACGACGGACTTCATGTTGTTGCGGTCTTCTTCTTTTTCTTTTTCTTAACTTGCAAATGAATTCCTAATCCACTAGAATTAGGTACTTCATTTTTTCTAATTCTTTCTATAGCAGCATCTAACGCTTTATCTCTGCCTTTTTTATATCCGGGTCCGACCATTATGCCATCACCGATGTTTTTTAAAGATGCAATCCTCAAGTCTTTCTTCTTCTTTCCCATGTTAAATCGCCTCCAAGGGGGTTGTAATGTGTTTCATGTGTGTTTGGTCATTTAGATGCCTCTGAAGCCTTTACTGACCATTTCTAAGGTATCTGTATCTATTTTTTTATACTGATCTTCAATACTAGGTCCAGCTATGTTTCCTGTAAAAATATCAATTCCTGTATTAACCACATCTAAACCTGCTGATAATACATCACCTAAACCCGGAACTTCACCAACAACACCACTTAAAGCTGCAATACCAGCTTGTGTAAAGCGACCTTGTTTAGCGTAACCTAATGACTCCATTGCAGACAAAGTACCACCAACTCCCGGTGCAATACCAGCTGCTTGTTTACCAAGTAGTTTAGCAAGACGTTTTTGAAGTGTTGGGCTTTGTAAAGCTAAACCTATAGTACCACCAATATAATTACCAGCTGCTAATTGGGCAGCAGAATCTGTGGCTCTAAGCTTACCTCCAACTTTAGTACCAATATCTCTTATTAATTTTTGAGTATTATACCAACTTCTATTTATACTGTTAGGTCGTTGTAAAAAAGAATCTGCTCTTACTTTATCAGCTAATTCATTTCTAATACCACCACTTGTTATCATAAAGTCTTCTAAAGCAGACCAACGACTTACTTTACTGCTATCAGGTTTTGCTCCTCTATACTTTTTCTTTTTAAAATCATCTGGATCACGATCAAAAAATGAAGAAGATTCTTCTTTTGACCAAGGTAAACTTTGTATATATTTCTGAGTATTTACACCACCAACGCCTGTACTTCCAGTTTTATACTTTGTACCTTCTGGTTGAAAAGGTGACATACCTTGTCCAAAAGTGATTTTATCATCACTTAATTGGTTATGTATACTATCGCCACCTATTCTATGTGCAAATTCATTAAAACCTTCATAGTTTTCTAATACATCACCAGCAAAATGCGGTGATTTTAAAAAGTAAGATCTACCAGCTTCAAGTTTTGCTAAACCTTGTTGATATTGTTTAGAACCTTTTGGTGCTGATATATCATCAATTATATCATCTACAAAAGGTGCGAATTCAGCTTGACCAAATCTATGATGAGCTTCTACATCACCAAAACCTTCTTTACCCGCTTGAGCTTGAGCTTTAGAGCTAGACATAGGTGTACCACCAAATATATAACTTAAAACCTTGCCTCTATTAATTCTCCTAAATTGACCTATATCAGAACTATCTGTAAGAACAGAACTATGGCCAAATCTAGTTTTTTGTGGTTTTAATTTAGTACCTCTTTCTGTATGAAATATACCACCTTCAGATGGATCATATTGTTTTTGGAATTGATTCCAAGTAACACCGGATTCATTAGCTTCTTTCCAAGCTTTTCTATATGAAGCTTCATCTAATAAAGATGTACCACTACCTTTACGAAAAGGTTCTATTTGAGGTAGTTTTGTCATCGCCTTCTCAATAATTTATTATTAAAGAATAAGCCTTTATCAGTTTCTTGTAATCTACCAAGTCTATAATCTGAGAATAAGTCTTGTTTCTGTGTAAGACCTAAACCACGTAAATCATAACCTTTGTCTTTTAATATAGCTTCAGTAGCTTTGTTAGCTTCTTTAGGAGAATCCATTAAACTCTTACGTTGCCATGGATTACCTTTTTCACCAATCTTTAGAGAATCAGTACCACTTACTTCTTCAACTCCTTTTGGTTGATCTATTTTAACATCATTCCCTTCATTTGTATTATCAAATACATTAACTGCATTATCTATAGGTTGACCAATATCTTCAATAAGACTTTCATTATTATTAGCCATTTCTATTGCTTTAGAAAAAGTTAATCTATCTGGATCTTCTAATTCAAATGCATTCTGCATACTTAAACTAGCTTGCAGTAAAGGTGTTCTGATTTGATCACTTATACCGGGGTTTTCTACAGCAAGTCTAAACCATTCAACAGCTTCTGACTTAGGATCACTTATTTTATTTTGATTTTCAGCAAAATGTTTAATACCTGCTCTTTTATAATCTCTTACTGAAACTGGTTTACCGTCTTCATCATAAAGTATATTACCATCTTCATCTCTTTGATACATGAACATACCCGGTGTAGGTAATACAGTTCTGTGTGGATCTACTAAATCTGAGGCTGTTTGTTTAACACGATTTAGGAAATTACCTGTTGAAGTTCGTGCTTGTTTAATTCCTTTACCTGCAGTTGTATTTAATGCTTCTACTGATTCTCTGGCTGTATCATAAGGTTGTTGAACCTCTGTACCAGAATAATATTGTGCCATAGTTAATTAATGTGTGATAAAATTTGCTCCTCCCTATACGGTTTGTATCCAAACGTATCTCTCATCCAGTCCCGCCAATGTCTACTACCTTTCTCCTGATTACATCTCCTACACGCTGGTACCATATTCTTTGTAATTGTTTCTCCACCGTTGCATTTAGCTTTAACATGATCGAGTGTAAGTTGATTAATTTCATAATGGTTTCCACAATAAACGCATTGACAATTAAAGTGCTCTTTTACAGCTCTTCTCCAGAGCTTTTTAGCGTCGGGACTTGTCATGGTTATTAGATTGTATAGATAATGTTTAGGAGTTGGTAGTAGAGGTGTCATCCTTTGGCTTTACCTCGGTTTCTGGCTCGGTTTTTGGCTTGGGCTTCAAGTTTGGTGCCCCCGCCTTGTTTATGCGAGACATCCAAGTTATCGCCATTACCATAGGTTCCTCGCCTTCTGTTTTCGGCATTCAGTTTAGTTCTCCGTTTTATTTCAGATGGTTTAGCATTGTACTTTTTACGGTAGCTATCCTTCACAGCCTTAGCTTTAGGGTTAGCTCTATAGTACTTCGTGCTTAGACTTGCCATATAATCTCCGTTGTACAAGGTCTGGGTCGATTTTAGGCATTACGGCTGCCAATTTATCCAATGGATTACCTTCATAAGCAACACCACTGATATCATTTTTAACTAGCCAATCACAGGCTGCTTTTAATTCATGAGCAGAAGCTTCTCCACTCTTTATTCTTTTAAGGAATTCAGTCGTAACGAGCCGATGTAGCTCGTTAAACTGTTCTTCCGTAGCTCTTTTAGCCATTATGTTTTAGGAAATAACTGTTTCTCCAAAAATTCTACTGCTTTATCATCCACAGTGTTATCGGTAGTGGAAACAAGCTTCTTTAAAATATCAACGATTAGTCTTTTAACTGAATCAGAAGTTGCAAATTTCAGTAGGATTGGTTTAATTAGTAGAATCATTTACTTTAGTGGGTTGTTTAGGGCAATTGTACTCTTTTTCCTTCCAAGGAGGTGTGAATTTTTCAACTGGAGTACATTCTTTTTTTAAATACTGCTTAACTGCAGCTTGTTTTTCTTTTTTATATTCAACTATAGGGACAACATCGTTACACATGTCATAAACACGTGTATTTTCAGCTAACATAAATCCTTTTCGTTGTAATTCAGCACATTTGAGTACACGAACTAGCTCATAATCAAGCCTCATTTTCTCTTCTTGTCTTGCAGCTATACGTCTGCACTGTGCTAAACCACTACGGTCTAATGGTATCATGAAGTTTATCTGTCCTCCCCAGTTTTCAGCTACTGTGTAGCTCCTTTGAGTCATCTCTTCATCAAATGGTACTGTATGATTGCCCATATAGAAGGGGCTAAATGTCATAGTAGCACCATTACAGCTCACTCCAGAACCGTAGTGCTGCCTTGAAGGAGCACCATTGTTCTGGAATTGGACTGCTTGGTTAGTTACATTTCCAGTCGCTGCAGCAACGGGATTAGAGGTGTTATTAACCTCTGGATCTGATGCTTTAGCAGGTGCTATTGAGAGAAGACTGATAAGGAGACAGTAGTAGATTCCTGTTCGATAGTTCGATCTATCTCTGTCTTTTCTATAATCTGACTGGCTGCTCTTGATACTACTTCTAGAGAGAAGTCGCTTCCAGCTGTATGTATTGTAAAGATTGAATCTTCGTCTACTAAGCCTCCAGAGCTTGCTGAGGTATGAGTTATATTGTCTCCTGACCATTTCTGTAACGCTGCTCCATAGGTGGTAGTGACGATTTCTTCGTCTATATCAATTGTTGTAGTTGTAGTACTGTTCATCGACCCTTGGGTGAAGTTGGGTTGAACTAATTCTGCTCTTACTACCGTGGGTGATGCCAGTAGGAAGAGTAAAAGCCATTTTTTCATCCTTCCTTTTTTTTAGCCATAGGACAATTTACTGGACCTTTGTTTTTATTGTTGCCTGTAGTAAGGCCAAAGGTCGCTAGTGCTCCAGTAAATACACTAGCAACGAACGTGATATCAGAATTACCTGATTTTTTAACCATAGGTATTTCTATGTAGTTCATTGTAATAATAAACCCAGACCAGACGACAACGCCTAATCTCACGAATGTACCTAAGATTTGTATTTGATGTTCTTGATCCTCTGCTGCATCTTTTAGCTTACCGAGGAGTCCCTTTTTTTCTTCTGGCGGTTTTCCTTCCATTTATCGACTTTCTTTTGTAGGAATTTCTGAATTTGTTTCTTTAGTTTGTCAAATAAAGGAGTAGCAAGGGTGGTAGTAGCTACTGCTGCAACAGCTGCATAAGTAGCCGTTGCGACTACTTCAGCTGAAGGTAAGGGTAGATCTATTTTTATAACTGGGACACGTAGGGTAGGTTGTTCAGTGGTAGCAGTTTCTGCATCTTCCGTTTCTTCTGGTACTTCCTCCATCTCTACTCCTTTAGGAGCTTTTAAAGTATTAGGAGGTATAACAATCGGTGGGAATACTGGCATCTCTGCAGTAGGAGGCTCTAGAGGGATGCTAGG